AGTATTACTTACGTAATCCAAACACTTAAATCATTGTTTAGAGATTTCACCCAACATCACTTACTCAACTAAAGTTTGAGACTTAGTGTGTTTATGTCTGATTCCAATTGCTATATTCAGAGTTAAAGAATAGCACGCTGATTTTATATCAGTGCGAGCCTTAATTGGTTCGATTCTCTGACGTCTACTAACCGGACGTCGAGAATAGATTTACATCAATGGTAATAGTAAATTTTAAAATTACCTTTTGCCCACTTCGGTGGGCATTACGCGGGTTTATCAACCTGCGATTTTGGCCTTGATATTTATATCATGGCCTATTATCACTCTCATAATTGTTGTCGAGAGTGCTCCTGTTTTACAGGGGTAAACAACATGCAAATACTAAATTCAGCCTTATGGACTGATGTATTTGGAAAGTGGATAATGAGTATGTCTTCACTTTAAAATTGACATGAAATTTATTTCTTCATGACCGACGAGGCTGAGTGGCCTTGTCAACTTTGAAGCTCGCTGTACCCCACTCGCTGACCCTATTTTAAGAAGGAAGCAGGTAATTGACGAAGATTTCTTCGGAGAGATTACAGAGGAAGAACAGAAACAGCTAGATCTTGAGTTTGCTATAGAAGATGCAAGCAAGCCCAAAGTGGTTGAAGATCCGAAACCACCTGATCCTATTTATGAAACTATAGATAAGATTATTGAAGTATTTATTCCACCCGAGACTATATTGAAGAAGACCGATTTGCAACATTTGAAGGGATGTCATGCTACTAGTATTGTGAAAGTAGCAAAGTCCCTTTGTAAAAAATATGAAAAAAAAATGAGAAATAAAAAATTAGTATCTAGACAGTTCGTATTTAAAGAATCCGTAATGACAAATTCTAAAGAAATTGAAAAATTTGCTAAAAAGGAAGACGCTATAGCGGTTACTAAAATGTACAATTATCATTACTATTTACCTTCTACAATTCCGCATGAGGAAAGACAAGATGTTTTATTCGAACCTATTAATAGGATTGGAAAGAAAATTAATGACTGTTTTTCTAAAGCGAAAAGAATGAGGAAAAAAGATCAAAAAGATTACACTCTCATAAAATATGTTAGGTCATTCTCTTATAAAGATTTAATGTCTAATCCCAATGCAACGGATCATGCTCTTCTGCGCGATGCTCAATCTCGCGCAGAGAAGTTTGAAACTCAATCATTGAAGGAAGCGGAAAAAACAAAATTAAGTCTTGTACACAAATCTGAAACTAAGAAAAAAGACATTGCATTTGATCGTAAAGTGAAGAAAGAAATGCAAGAGAATCCAGAGTTATCTATATATGTGAAACCTGAAGAACCAAAACCTATAGTATTACAAAAGAAGCGTAATAAAATTAGCCTTAAGAAAGAATTGCACAAACAAAAGAAATTTGAAAACCAAGAGCTAAGGAAAAGTTTTGTCAGAAGGAAAAATTATATTCGAGATAAAAATGCTAAAGTTACCACTGAAGAACAGCCAAAGGAGATTATTACACCTCCTGTTTTAGAAAAGGAACAGAAGGAAGTTGAACCTCCGCCTCAGATAGAGGAAACTAAAAAGGTTGAAGCCCCAATTGCCGAAGAGTTGAAAGAGAACTCTACTTTTGGTCAAAAACCTACTAAGTTTTTATCTAAATCTATTCCTGATCTTCAGAAAAAATTGCACAATAGACAAATGAGGAGAAGAAGACTTGACAAAGAAGCTAAGAAGGCTAGAGTGATTCAAATTTCATTAAATAAAGCAAAGAGAGTAAATAAAAAGAAAGAAAGACGAAATGCAAAAAAAGAAGATTCTTTTACTACAGAAGCTTTAACTTTTGTAGACGAAGATGGTTCGATTAAAAATATTGATACTTTTTGCGCGGATTTTAAACTTCAGGAAGACATCGGACTCTTAGATAAGACAAAGAAAATGCTGAAAGAAGACGATAAATACAGCGCAATTTTAGCTGAATGGTCATCTCGATTTGATAAAATTGTGGATGACAATGACTTTGCTGTTAATCTTTTAATTTTTCTCGCGAATTTATCCGAATGCCGTACTGCGACACAAATATCTTCAGCATCATGGCTTTATTTATCTACTTTAGGAACATCACCTCATATCAAATTGGCAGTATCAGCTACAGCAGCTTCGGCTGCTTTATTGCTGAACCAATTGGTGAAGTGGCGTACTGCAGAAGGATTTACCACGGAAGCTGAGATTAAATTCGATGGATTTAGTCCATCAAGAATACTTGATACAGTTATTTCATGGGGAAGCAGATTTTTTACTAGTGATGTTTACCATTCTATCAAAAAATTTGTTTTATCCTTAGTCTCCTTGGGAATGTTTGAGAGAGATCATAGCTCTAATATTCAAACTTGGATGGGAAAGGCAAAGAAAGGCTCGATTTTGGATTGTGCTCAAGATCTTATTCAATCTATTTCTCAATTAGTGAGAAGCGGAGAGATGTTGGTAAGAGGATACTCCATTGAAGAATGTTTCTTTTCACCTGACCCATTAAAATCATACATAGCTCGTTCAGGGCAATGGATGATGCGACTACCCTTAGTTGTTCAAGGTGTTCCCCCTGAGGGGAAAATACACATAACGACTCACGTTAGAGAAGGCAGAGAGATACTTGATTTTTTGACTGACGCAAGCAAAAAATTAAACACATTGGGAGAAAATTATAATGCTGCTCTATCAGCTTTGACGGAGATGCAAATAGCTTTACCCCTTTTGTGTCAACAGATGCAATCGCGTACAAGGCCAACACCATTAGCAATTGTTGTTTCAGGGCGACCTGGAGTCGGTAAAAGTACAGTGTTATCTATGATCTACTCTACATGGGCAGCTGTGAATGGTTTGGAATATGATCCCGAAATGGTTTTCCATCGTACTCCTTCATCAGAGTATTGGGAAACTTATGACCCAACTATTCATCGAATAGTTCATATATCGGAAATAGGATCCAAGACCAAGACAGTAATGCAAAGCGGAGATCAAGCATTAGCAGAATTAACGAGTGTAATAGACTCGACACCTTACCCTGTGCCTATGGCGTTTAAGGACAAAGGTAAAATATTCTGCTTGGCTGATCTTATTGTAATAGATTGTAATGACGAAGACATGGGAATAGACATCATTCAAACTAATGGTTCGGCTTTTAAGCGCCGTTTCTTTTTCCTTCGAATAAATCCTAAATTAGAATATCAACAAGAGGATTCGTACATGATGGATGCTAAAAAAGAAATACCTGGTGAGCATTTTTTGGATAAATATGCTTTTCAGGCTCTAAAGAAGAAACCTACGAAAGGAGATAAAATTCAGGAATGTATTGTATTTCAGACGAGTAATTATCGGAAATTTTGTAGGAAACTAGCAGCATATATGCGGGACTATTATAATCAGGAAATGACTGTGCAAGAGAAATTGAAAGAATCTCTGAAAGAAATTCCTGACATTATAAATTCTAATGAAGATGATTCAGATGATTCAGAAGATGAATCTCAATTCGCAGAATGGAAGAATGAATGGTTTATGAAAGAGACTACTGCGGACAAAACAAAGGAGTCCGGAGATAGAATTAAGAATAAACGAAAACCCTTCGGACCGAAGCTCAGTAAAAAATTAGATCCATTAGACTGGGTTGCCGTAATGAATCAGACTGTCAAAGATTCGGTGGATGGATGGGCTAAAAAATATGTCGATGATTCAGCTGTTACTCCGAAAGCGCGGAAGCGTCAGATAAGACACATAATGGAGAATTATCCAGGTTTCATGGAGGAATATGCGGCACATCATACATTACCAGGATCATACATCAAAAATGATGTAGAAATGGAGGAAAAGGAAGAGAAATCTTTCACTACAGAATCAGAAAATTTACTCAATCCTTTTAATGATAATGAAGACCTGGTAAATAATGAAGAGAGCTTGTTTCCCCCAGAAATGGGTCCTAAGATTAGAAGCATAGTAAAGGATCATTTCAAGGAAAACAAGTATTATGCAAAGGAATTGTGTAAGAGATCTTACAATTTGGTCTCTAACTTTTCCAATGCAAGTCTTCCTGTCATGTATTCCGGAGTGGATGTTATAGTTACGGGAGCAACTTTATGGAGTATGAAAAATAATTCAGACTTAATATTTGATCCTGCCATGTGGGCATATTTTTCACTTATCATATTTACTATGATGTTTGTCAATTTTTGGTATTGTTTCCCATTGCTTCCTTTGTTTTTTCTTCTGAAGGCACCGAAAGGTTTGTATGATCTTAGAACCAAGAGTAAAGAGTTCGCAGAAAAGTATGCGACAATGAGGGGCCATTGGGCTATGTTAAAACGTCATGTAAAGGATGATACAACAGATCTCATGGTACTTCCGCGTCATATTCATATTTTGGGAGCCATAACTCTGGGATTAGGTACGGTTGGCGCTTTTAAGTTGCTCTTCAATTTTTCTAAGAAACACAGTAATTTTGAAGCTGAAACTTCTTCGGAGAAAAAGGAGGAGAACCAATTGATAGACGATTCTGCTGGGTGCAAGACAGCTAAAGTGCGAATTAGAACAAAGCAGGATTCCTGGAATGTTATACAAGGAGATGTGCCACTTCACACCTCAGAACCGGGCCATTTGTACGCGCGTGTAATGAGGAACGTGAAAAAGGTTGCTATTTCCGTAGGAAATAATAAAGAGAAATATACTCATGTTTTGGGGTTATGTGGAAATATTTGTTTAGTAAATACTCATGCAATCGCACAACAAGACGAATTTCTGTTAAAATTATATCAAAATGACGTACCAAATTGTGTCCCACTTTTAATTCCTATCAACAAGAGTCGTATAATGCCGCTAGAAAATGATTGTTCATTGTTAATGTTAACAGGAGTTAGATTTACGGATATAACTGGACATATTCAACAGTTTTCGGAGGTAGTGAATGCTAACGGATTTTACAACGGAGTTAACATAATTGGAGTGAAACATTGTAAAAGCACTTTGTCAGTTAAGAACGATAACGGGGACATTTTTGTCCATGATTATTGGTTATTACGAAGCGATCATAAATCCGGAGATTGCGGTAAACCATTTTTCGTTTTAACACAGGGTGGTACCGCATTAGTTGGAATTCATGCAGCAGGCGGAGATTACGACAATACTGTCGTAGCAGTTACTATACCCAAGTGTATTCATGAGGGTATTATTGCGTTAAAGGACAAAGCGGATATGTTACCAATTACCTCAGAAAGCGCTACGGGATTGAAGTTTAAAACCGAGATAAGTCCTAAGAGTGTTATAAAATATGAGGATATGTCAAGCTTTGTTACGTATGGATCATTAGACATGCCCATTCTTGCTAATATGAAAAGCAAATTGAAAAAAACACCATTTTATCCTGAAATTGATGAAATGATTCAAGATGAGTTCGGGTATATAGCAAATGAGAAGTATGGAAGACCTCATCTAAAGTCTTTTACTAATAGTCACGGAGAGTGGATCTCGCCTTATAACTTGGCTATTCGAAAGATCAATAGACAAAGAGGAGCTATACATGTAGCTACATTGCATAAGTCTATGGATGTGATTGTGAAACACTTATCAGACAAGTTGAAAGAAAAGAAAGTCACAATTAGCCCACTGCCACTTGAAGAAGCTATAAACGGAGCCTTACAAGATTATTACACGCGCAAGATTGATATGACTAAAGGATCAGGGTTTGGAAGATCTGGGAAGAAAGGAAGTCATTTCGATGATGAACCGGAAGGTAAGATGCCGAAGGACGATCTTCTCGAAGGAATTATAGACAGGAAGAAACGTTATTTACAAGGACTTTCTAAGCCTATTATTTTTGAAGCTACTCCTAAAGACGAACCTCGTGCTATACCCAAGATTGATGCGGGTAAAACAAGAATATTTTACGCCGGATATTTAGAGAGTTTAGTGTTGGCACGACAATATTTAGGACCTATTTTTTCATTGTTTAGTGAGTTTAATTCTGTGTTTGGATGCGCTATAGGAAGCGATCCTCATCGTGACGGAAAGAGATTATCTGACTACTTGCGCGAAGTTCATAACTCTGATACGTATGGAGATGAGTTATGGATAGAAGGTGATTATGAAGGATATGACGTCTCAATGAATACAGAAATAACTTGGGCAGCTTTTACTGTTCTTCAGAGATTGGCGAAACTTTTGGGTTACAATGATCACGCAATGAAGATATTAGAAGGATTAATGTGCGATTTGATGCATCCTTTGATTGAGATGTTAGGCGACCTAATTATGGCTATAATCACGCCTTCCGGCATGTACGGAACGGCGGAATTAAACTCTATTAAGGGATTGCTAATTGTAATATATCTGTTTTTACGTGATGAGAGATCCTATGGGATTGATCCGTTTGAAGTTCTACGTCCTTTGTTATATGGTGATGATTTACTTTGTGCCGTGAATCAAATTGTTTTTTGGTTCAATAGTAAATACTTCGCTGAAGCATGTAAGAGGGAATTGGGAATGACGTTTACAAGCGCTTCGAAAGGAGAACATGAAGAAGAGTTTGTTAATTTCTTTACAGCTACATTTCTGAGGAGAACTTTCAGAAAAGATGGTGATTTTATACGAATGCCTTTGACACTAGATTCTGTAGAAAAAACTATCGGATGGATGATACCGTCACGGGCTGCTAGTGAACAAGATCAACTCGTAGGAGCTCTTCAATCCTTCATGAGAGAAATATTTCAACGGACGGGTCCCGAGAAATATGAGAAAATTCGAGAGTGGGCAGAAAACATTTTCGAGAAATCTTATTTAATTAAGATTGAATTACCGCGATATTTTGAGATTAAAGAATCTATCGACGGACCCGTATATATATCTGAATCAATGATTGTCACAGATGCAAAACAATCTTCTTTAACAGATCTTTATAATGACGCGTATTTGGACCGCGACACTATAATTGAGTTGAGGGATAAGTACCCACTATCTTTACGAGCTGTGGGTGCGATAATGTACCATGAAATGATGGGGATAGACGTCGGTCGTTTACCCCACATATTGAGCTGGCCGAATGAATATGTACTATTTTTACAAGAAAGAATTTCCGAAATGGAGTCGGAAATGAAAGAACTGGAGACGGAAATTCCAGTGAGTGCGCAGGTTTTGCGGGGTCTAACGAGATCCGACATTGTCACTTCACGTCGATATGGAAATGATAGAAAATATCGGGTGATGTGTGATGATTATCTTAGTTATATGGCTAGATACAATGGATTGAAATTGTCGATTGAAAGTTTGTCTAGAGCCGTGAGTAGAGAGAGCCATTTTCGAACAGAGTCTGCTGAAGGAGATATGACGGATGGTTCAGCCTCCGAGATGAAAAATGAAAATCTCGGAGATATGGCCGGAGCGACCGTTACGTATTCTAATCCTAATATGACACGGTATGTAGATGTTGGAATTGGCAACTCTCTAGATATTCATAATTTTATGAAAAGACCAATACGAATTGCTACCTATGAGAATGCGCCTGGTGTTAATCTTGTTGCTTCTATCAATCCGTGGACGGCTTATCTTAGTCAACCGTCGGTGCGAGCGAAGCTTAGAAACACAGCATTTCTACGTGGAACTATGAAAGTTAGGATTAATGTTTCAGCTATGCCTTTTCACTTCGGAAGATACATATATTCGTATATTCCATTTGCTGAGAGAAACAAGCCATGGAATTATGTTTTAGGATTGACAGCGACAGGAGTAGACTTCGCAAAGACGGTATATCTGAGTCAGTCACCATATGCGAGAACTTACGATGTTACATCGAATAGTCCTACAGAGATGACTTTTCCATATATCTCACCTTTACCAGCGATGAGACTTTTTAATGATTCTACAGTCGTATTAGCTGATTCTGCAGCATTTAACGATGCTGCAGATCTTGGTGTTCTTTATATACGTAGCATGAATACCGTCCGCGCTACAACACCGACCCCTTCAGATGTTTCGATAGCGGTATATGCGTGGATGGAAGACGTCGAATTTGGTTACCCAACCGCGACTCAATTGCAAGTGACTACTGAATCTGATGAGCGTATCGTCGGTCCTATTAGTTCCGCTACAAAATCTATGAGTGAAGTGGCTAATATGTTGTCATCAGCTCCCATAATAGGCAGTTATGCTAAAGCAAGTGGTAAAGTGTTGGACGGATTAACTATGGCGAGTTCAGCTTTAGGGTGGTCATATCCGACTTTAATTGACGACCCGATGCGTATCAAAAATGAACCTTACCAGAATGCCGTTGTTACGGAGGGAATGGATACTGGGAAACGACTAGTTTTAGATCCGAAACAAGAAATAACTGTTGATCCGTCATCAAGCGGAGGAAAGGAAGATGAGTTGGTAATTCAGACCTTATGTAAGAGAGAAAGTTTGTTGGCTACATTTATGTGGAATTATAACTATCCATCATTAGGCGTTCCTTTACGAGTATTTCCTATTTCTCCGATGTTAGCTCCTTCAATGGCTAATGGAATTACGTCAGGTAGTAAGGAGTGGATGGTATCCACTCCGTTATCAATGTGCGCTATTCCATTTAAGTTTTGGAGAGGAGATATCATCCTAAGATTTGAGTTCGTGTGTAGTATGTTCCATAGAGGGAAATTGATTATAGGATATGAACCAAATATACGGCAACAGGTGCTTATTGATACGGTGTTGGATACCAATAAGAACTATATCACAACGGTAGATTTACAGGAAACCCGTCATCTTGAGATTAAAGTTAACTGGGCTAATGCTCTTCCATGGTTAGAAACAGGTGATTTATTAACTCATCCCGTAGTGACGGCGACGGTCACTGATAATTACTTCCGTGTCGCTAATGGATATGTTTATGTTACACCTCTGACAAAGTTACAGTCACCCGATGATAGTGACATTGAAGTCAATGTTTACATTCGAAGCGATAACATGCATTTCAATGCGACTGATGTATCGAGATTACCTAGTCAATATACAGCAGAATCACATTTAGTGGATTGTGAAAATGCTATGGTAGTTCTTAATCCTTCTAGTGCAAGTGAACAAGGTATATCTACAGAATACTTCGGAGAAGAACCGTTAAGTTTTCGGTCGTTACTAAGAAGATTTGAAACTACCTTGGCTAGATCAATAACTGTAAATAATGGGAGAGTTACAGTGATAATCAATCCAACCACAATACCCGTACCTGTGCCAAATTATGGAGAGATAGCAACAGTCTCTGGTACTCAACGAACTTTATTTACTTTCCTTCGTTATGCGTTTTTAGCCATGAGGGGAGGTATGAGAAAGCGCTTTGTGTTGCATGACTCAGTACCTGTATCCAATTCAACGGTATTTGTCAATCTCCAATACACATCTGGTTTTACACCTCCAGTTGTGGCATCTGCAACAGGAATGGGAGGATGTACTGCGACGGGAACTGCTGTTTTCGTTCCTGTAACAAACACTGGTGTAGAAGTGGAAATTCCTTGGTACACATGTAGTACATGGGGATTTGCACAAAATGCTGATTATCTTCCAGTAAAAAGTTACGTTAGTAGGATTACAACAGGAAATTATTTGATCCAGTATGCGTGTGGTGGTTACAACCCATCTGCGACTACCAGGCCACTTGATTTCTCAGAGTTAACTGCTATCGCTGAAGATTTCAATTTTTCCAACTTTATCGCCGCTTATCCTGTGGTCGTTTATACGGTCCCTTGATGAGAAAGAAGTTAGAAATCTTAACCGAGAGAAC